TTCACCCGTGACTTCGCCGCCTACGCGCAAGGTCACTCCTGCCGCTACCGGCACTCCCAAAACAGCCGAACCGACTCCGGAAGAAGCCCGAAAGAAAGTGCTCAATACCCTGATAGAGCAAAAACTCGACTCTATTTTCAACCGATAAGCCACCTCCTCCGCCACACCTATATATTATATGAACAGAACAATCGCCCCTCAGGTCCACAATTTCGGACCACTGCATCTGACGTCCCCCCGTGTAATCCGCCTGCATAACGGCATACATATATATATAGAAACTGGAAGCGAGGCCGATGTCAACCGTCTCACCATCGCACTGCCCGGAGGAGGAGCCGAAGAGCCTGTGGCAGGCCTGGCATCCTGCACTGCGTCACTTCTCGCCGAAGGGACCAATCATTACAGCGGAGCAGACATCGCAGCCCGGCTGGAATATGCCGGCGCGTGGACCGGAACTTCTGTTTCGACTCACCACACCTCGATCACCCTCTCCAGACTCAACGACAAATTTGCAGAACTGCTTCCTCTGTTGATCGACATAGTATTCCATCCCATATTCCCGGCAGAGGCTACCAACGGCATTCTGCGCAGAAGGGCCGCAAGGATCGACATCGAACGCCGCAAGGTGTCATTTCTCGCAGACGAAGCCATACGGCCGCTGGCCTATGGCGCAAGTTCCCCCCTCGCCCGCTCTGAATCTGCAGAACAGATCCTCAGTCTGACCCCTGACCAGCTCCGCGAATTCCACTACTCACGCCTGTCGTCCAATGACATCCATGTATTCCTTTCAGGTAATATCACACCACGGATAGAGGCACTCGTTACCGATACATTCTCGCGCATCGCCTCAGGCACAAGCTTTGGCATGTCATCACTCAGTTTCGCCCCGCCAGCAGAAAGTCCACGCGAAGTACTCGTCGAACTTCCAGGATCCCAACAGAGCGCCGTGAATATGATGATTCCGGCTCCGGGAAGGCTTGACAGCAGTTTCGTGTCATTGCGCTGCGCCGTCACAGCCCTTGGCGGATATTTTGGAAGCCGCCTGATGCTTAACATACGCGAAGCCCGCGGCCTGACCTATGGCATCTCCGCCTCACTTTTCGGCTATCCTGAGCGCAGTTTCATAAGCGTGGCAACCCAGACCGCCTGCGATTCCGTAAAAGACGTGCGCAGACTCATTCTCGAAGAAATCGAGCGGATGAAAGACCCGGCATCCTATACCGAAGACGAACTCATGCGTCTGTCCCGTTTTCTGCTCTCAGGACTTGCCGCAACTCTTGACACACCATTCAGCCGGATGGATTTTTTCAAGACAAAACTTTATGCCTCGACACCCGATGACTACTTCGAAATCCAGGAAAACTTCGCCAGAAGGCTCGATCCGGCAAATACTTCATCAAAAGAAGCCGCAGAACTGCTTGTCTCAACCATAGCCGATAACTTCAATGTTTCCAGGAGAATAACCGCAGTAGCCGGTCTATAAAGAAATTTTCGCAACAACTATTTTGCAAAAACGCGCAAAAAAGTTTCCGAAAAATTTGCACAGTTCAACAAAACTCCTTAACTTTGCACCCGTAATCAAGAGAGCTATCCAACAGAACATTAAGAGAAATGATCTAAAGCTCTTAAGTGTTACAAATTTGGAGAGATGGCAGAGTGGTCGATTGCGGCGGTCTTGAAAACCGTTGAGGGTCACACCTCCGGGGGTTCGAATCCCTCTCTCTCCGCTTCTAACATTGAAAATCAATGTTTTAGCGAATAAGTACCCGAATAAGTACCCAAAAACGAACTTTTTCGGGTATTTTTCTTATATCCGGGTGCCAATAATGAAGCCGGAAGCCCCCGCCCGGCTTCCGGCTCTCGTTTAATGGTTCTTGGCTGCGCGGTGCATCTTTATCACTGTCTTCACGCCCCAAATTATTGCGTATATACCGAACGCGCCGACGACTGCCAAATATAGCCAATCCCAAAAAGTAAACTTCGGCTTTTCCTCGGTCTTGGTTTCGGATGCTTCCTTATTGTTGGCTTCGACGTCCTGTTTTATTGCGCTTTCCTCGGTCGCCTTCTTCTCGGCCTGGACTTCGGTGCGGGTCTGCTCGTTCTTTTCCCCGTTCAATACCGCCCGGCCTTTGGTTACGCTCTTTACGTTAGGGGGCTTCGCCTTCTGCCCTTCCTCGGTAGCGGCGGCCGCAATTATCGCGTTAAGCCAATCCGGGGCGGAGGTACTATCGGAAGGAATGGAAGGAACGCCGCCGGGGTAAAACTCCACCGTTGCGAAGTCTATTACCACGTTCCGGCGTTCGTCGGTCGTTACGTTGGTAATTATCGCCGCTGTTTCCGTGGATCCGGCGTGGTGCTGTTGCTCGGTCGTCGCCGTAAGCTGCGCTTCGGCTTGTGTGTTGGTCGCTACCGTCTTTCGGCTCGTCGAACAGGCGGAAGCAAGCAACGCAAGAACGACTATAAGAATTTGGGCTACTCGGTTCATACGTCGGGGAAGGTTACGGTTTTTTCGGGTCTGCTGTTGTAGGTAAGGCTTCCGTACTTGATACGGTTAAGCCTTTTAAGCCAGCCGTTCCTAAATCGCCTTTGTGAAAGGTTGGCGGCTACTATGCCTTCAATGAAGGCGACGCGGGCGGCCTTAATCTTATCGAACAGGGCGCGGGGGGTCTGAGCGTTGATGGCGGATAAGGTCTTTTCGCCTACAATGCCGTCCACCTTCACGCCGAGAAGTTTCTGTACTTTCGTAATTCCGTGCTTGCCGGACGCCCATACCCAATCGACGACAATGTTAGCGACTGACTGCGACGCTATGCGGTCGGCTTTCCACCGGTTCCAATAGTGCGGACGCATAACGCGCTCTATTGCGTCGGTGTCGGTTATCTTCTTGAGGTCGTCTACGTCGATGTCGCCGTCGCCGTCCTTGTCGTAGCCTACTTGTCGCCATGTGGCAATGGTTACGCCTTTGTTGGTTGCCCCGCCCCGGTCGTGGGGGTCGTTCACAAAGCCGCCTTCGTGCGACAAAATGAACGGGGCTAAGATTGCTAAATTTGCCATGTGTCAATGGTTGTTATTGGTTTATTCTTCTACCTCGTCTTCTGCCGTCGGCTTGGGGCCTGTATTGTCGGGTATGTCTTCGAGCGCGTCGTCTATCTCCTTACGCCCTATCAACTTGAAGAAGTTGAACCGCTTCTTTATGCCTTTATACTCAAAATAATTATTAAGGCAGCTTGATATTTCAATGCCGTAAATTATCAAAAGTAAAGCCATTGAAACGACGGGAATACCTAAGACGACGCCGACGGAACGCCCGCAAAGTCCGGCTAATGTTACCCAGCAGAAGTAGTCGGCTATTTTGTTAATGGTTCGTCGCCACGCTGTCGAACCTCGTATTTCCTCGCCCCGCTTGGCCGCCTTCTTAATGCCGAAACGAAGGTCGGCATTAATAAGGGCGAGGCCGAATAGAAGCCACGGGGTAAGGCTGTCGTAGAAGTCCGCCAACGCTCCGCCTATCGACGGGAGAAGGTGGCTAAAATAGTCTTCTGTCATTGTTGTTTTTGCGGGTTTGGTTAGTCGTTGCCGCCGAGGTCTGCCTTAACCATAGCCTTGATTTCGGCTACCCTGTGAAGGTGTGCGGTATAGGCGGCTTCGGCCTTCTCTGCATCTTCTTCGTCAAGAAGTCCGGCGCGGGCGGCGTTGTAGTCGTTAATCAGTCCGAACTCTTCCGTTTCGGAAACTTCGGCGCGAATGACGGCGCGGGTTATGTCCTTGTAATTGGGCGTTCCCCATAGCTGCACCGTGTTGCAGTCGTAGGTCGTGCGGGTCTGCGGCGTGGTGTCTGCCACGTCCACGCCTTCGGCGTCGTCTGCGACGGCCTGGGGTTCCACTTCCTCGACGCGCTCCACGATGTTGTAGTTGTAGTAGTACGCGCCGTTACCGAGTGGCTGAATAGCCAACGGTCTAACGTCTGAATTTGATTTCATACGGGCTTATTTTATTAAGTTTGTTAATAAGGTATTGGCTATCGCTGTATTTTAGCCAACCCCACCACGGCGCAATAGCCTGTAAGAAGTCTTCCCGTGATATAGGGTGCTTGGCTTTCCTCAACTTGGCAATTTTCCGGCAAAGGCTTCGCTTTATTCCCTTCCTTATCCGTGTTTCGTTCAGGTAAAAGACGAAGCCTAAAAAGTCAATGCCCCGGCCGTGCTTGTCGCTGCTGTCTAAGGCTACCGGGAAAATTTGCTTATTCCGCTTTACTTCTATCCGTAGTTTTACGTTGGTGTAGTCTTCGATGTCCGCTAACAAACGGTGCAAAAACTCTTTGTCGTTGGAAAGTATGCCAAAATCGTCGGCGTAATTTATAAGCCACTTAACGCCCTTCTTCTCCTTCAAGTAATGACAAAGGTAAGTTATATAAAGGTTCGATAAGTACGGGCTTATTGGACTACCCAACATAACGCCTTCCTCGCTGTCTATAATGGCGTCCAATACGCGAAGGATCCGTTTGTCCTTTATGCTCCTTCGGACGATGCCTTTTAGAACGTCATGCTTTATTGTCGGGTAGAATTGTCGTATAT